CTCTATATCTAGATTGAATCTTAGTTATTGTATCATAAAGATCTATACCAAGCGTCTCTATATGTGAGAAATACTTCATAAGCTTAAAGGCTGATCCGCAACCAATATCTATTATAGATTTATATTTACAAATTCTTACCAGATGACTAGTCGTTTCGTAGACTCCGTTTTGGAATTGGTCTTTGTTTTTAGTATCATCAAAATGATTTACTAAAGGTCTTGACTTATAATAATCCGGTAAATAATACACTATAGTCTTTCGTAGATTATTTTAATCATTTCTTCCTTATTATGCATAGCTTTTCTGTATCTATCACAAAGTTTTGCACCAGAAGCATGAAGTGGTGAGTGCCCTTTACGTGCTGAAGAATGATATAGGTGATACGCGGGACCTTCAATCCATCCCGCAGGTCCGACTAGGGTTTGCATAGCAGCATCAAAAGCACTATCTTCAAATCCCCATCCCGAGAAGCGTTCATCAAATCCTCGTGCATCATAAAAACTAGCGCGAGTCATTACATTAAGACCGCCTGTGCTTGGCTGTCTCCAAAAAGTAGTGTATGGATAGTTTTCTTTAAAAGGTCCTCTATAGGCTTTAACATGATCAGAAGCTGCAGGATCTAGATAGGCTACTCGGGTGAAGGGAATAACATAAGAATACATTCCTTCTTTCACCAAATCTATAGCTGAGAGTAGAGATTCTGGAGCCACCGTTAGATCGGCGTCAGCTAGGATAAGTATGTCGCCTTTTGATGCGGATATTCCGTAGTTTAATGCCCGTCCTCTATTGAAATCTACATTAAGGTCATCTGCAGTTATTTGCTCCGTATTGGGTAGAACATTCTCATACCACTTAGATACGAACTTAAAAGACGATTCACGATCATGGGTAAGTCTATAGGGGAATATTATTGATATTTTCATAGGTGGCTAATTTCTCTTTCAAATCATAGACTTCAGTTTCTAATCTGGCTATATCTTCTTTGGCTCTTTTTAATCTTCGCTCTAAGGATTCCATATAGTTTTCTGGACTGGTGCATTTTAGATACATTTTGGTTCCTTGTCATTCAAGGGATCTTCTTCCCAGAAGAGGGATGCTGGGATTAGATATTCGTAGAGTATAACATTATTTTTGACTAAAGTCAACCAAGCCGTTCTACAGTCCTTGTTGAACGTTACCTGGTGAACATAGGTATCTTTGTCTACAGTTATAGTTCTAGTTCGCATTTTAAAAGCTCCTTAAATAATTAAATGTCTCTCTGAGCGAAGGATAACAGAGAGACATTTAATTATTTATATGGCGGAATGCCAAGGAATCGAACCCTTAGCTTGTTAAGGCCAGCCTGGCGTTCAAAACCAGTTTGTCTCCGTTGACGCGACATTCCGTATTTGGTCCTACTCAGAATCGAACTGAAAACTAATGTTTAGGAAACACTTGTTATATCCATTTAACTATAAGACCAGATTCTTGTCTTTCCAAGATGTAATATCAGCACTCTGTTAAATAGGTTAGCTTATAATTTTCCCCTGCTGGTATTCCCGACAGGACTCGAACCTGCATTAATCTCCATTAGAAGTGGAGCGCCCTTCCATTAGACCACGGGAATATGTACTCGTCTTTCCGAGTAGTCAGTAAGTTTTTTACCCTTGTTCTTACAACAATTTGGTGGGACCTAAAAGACTCGAACTTTTATCTTTACCCTTAAAAGGGGTACGTAATTCCGTTATACTAAAGACCCATGGCCCAGATACCAGAACTCCAATCTGGAACTTTTCTTTCGTAGAGAAATATGATTTGCAATTTCACTATATCTGGATATTATAACTTGTTATACTTCTTTTTTGTCCAATAACCTCTTTTAGACTTTAGTTCTATTCCTAGATATAACGCTCGTTTTTTAACTGCGTTATCAGAAACTCCCAATAACTTTCCTATCTTAGTCCTCGCCATCCCTCTGTTTGTGAATGGTATTGTAGACAGAGCACCTGTAGATTATCTACCGAATTGTTTTGAAGATTATTCGAATTATACGATTGGTGCCACTAGAGAGATTCGAACTCTCAAAACCTGGTTTCTTGGTGATGTATCTTAGATTTGAACTAAGAACTCATGTGATATACTTTATCTAATACATCAAGACCAGTACGTTTACCAATTACGTCATAGTGGCATGAAGTGAGTCATATTTAAAGATGCAGACTCATTATCTCTGGTGCCAGATTACGGATTTGAACCGTTGTTGCTTTTCACAGTGTAGGGTTACAGCCTACCGCCCGTCCAACGAGCCAATTCTGACATGACTTTTCTATATTATATATTAAATAATAAATTCCTTCTAGGTTTGTGGCCACAAACTTCCTCTCAATATAGTAGAGATGTTCTATTTTTATTAAACTATTACTAGAAGTAGTTTATTACTTGAAAGGATTTTTACCCCCTGTCCTTATCTTACAGTTTGGTGGAGCTAACCACATTGCAGCGGTGTCCGTAAGCTATTTCTTTAGGGACGTTATTTACAGGCTTACCCAGTTGGGATAGAAAGTTGTCGTGTCATTACTGTGGCGGCCTTTCGACCGCAATTACTACGCTGCTAGAGCGTAAGAATTATTGGTTGCGTTTATTAAATGACTATTTGCCTGCATCTTACTAATTACTTTATTCCTACGTCGAAACTTGATAGCCCCCTGACTGGTAGGCGATATAGGACTCGAACCTATGAAATGTTGGTATGTAACACCAATGCCTTTCCCCTTGGCTAATCACCCCTATTGATGGGCTCTTGGACTCGAACCGTCGGCTTCCGCTTTATAAAGGCGGCACCTAGAACCTACCAGGCTGCACCGTGAACCCCATGACTTGACTATAGACTCTTCTTAGCCTTCTGTCAAGACTCCTGCCAACTTTTTTAGGTAAGGTCCCTTGGGTAGCCAGTTCTCTTTTTTAGAGGTCTTTTACGTCCCCACCAATTATCTCTAAATTGGTCTTTTTTAGATCCCCAGAGAACCTGATTGTCAAGTGAAACATCTCTTTGTGCTTCTAATTCGTCTTGGTAGGCTTGTTCTTCTGATTCCCAGAAGTCAAGAAGCTCTTGGTATGTGTAGGTAACTCCCTTATAAATACATAGTCCTGTATTTATATCTAAGGGAGCGGGTTGCTTATAGGGTTCTCTTGATGACATAGATTATTTTATTCTACAATACTGAAATAATCCTCTAACTCTGGAACTTCTTTCAAAAGAATATCTAAAACAAGAAGCGCAATGTCTTTGTGCTCTTTCTGGACACCATGTTTACATCGTTGTTCACAGTAATGAATCCAGGATCGAATGGAGCCAGTCATGTAAAGAGTGGTCTGAGTTGCTACCGGAAGAAGAAACCGGGCTTGTTCTTTTGCAATACCTAGACTTAGAGCAGCATTGTAATTAGCGTAGGAATAATTCCAATTTTTTTGTTGAGTCACTTCAAACCACGCTTTCGTATCGTCATCCATGTCGTCTACAGAATTCTGTCTATTTTTAGGATCCTGGGAACGAGCTTGGTAAAATTCAGAATCCATTACTGCTGAGTATCTTTGGCTAAACTGTTGGAAAGTGAACGACCTGTGTCGTAGGATCTGTGCTGCAATTGCTAGCGAGGTAGTAATCTCCATAGTTAGAGAAGCAGTTTCAAACACTGATACATGTCCATGCGTTAGGCAATACGTTAGTAACTTACCAGAAGTAGAGTGGTTGTTCTGGTTGTTCGGATTTGAGACTCTAGCTGCGTAAGCCATTATCTCTCCTATAGACTTTCCTTCTAGTTCTCCTAGACCTTGTGTTTTAGCGATTAATTTTACTTTCATAAATCACAGCATACTACATTTAGAGAAAAAAGTCAATAGAAATGAAAAAGGACCCGAAGGTCCAATCTCGTATGTTGTTTGTCGGACTAGTTGTAAATTCCCCCGAGGAAAGTCCCAATATTAAAGCACTTAGGATCTTCAGGAACTAGACACTCACGAGATTCGGCACGAATCATAACTAGGTTCTTAGCGAAGTAGTCAGCGTGTTCGAATGAGAAGTCAACAGTTACGTCTTCGCGTTGATAGCAAGTTACGCCCTGTCCGAAATTGCCTGCTAGGAAGGTGCCCTCAGCGATAGCGGTTGTGCTGATCAAGGGAACTCCGAACAGAGACTTGGGTGCATTTACGCCGGTTGCCCAAGCACCAAATGTTGGCCACAAGTAACGCTCTTGAGTATCCTTTAGCAACTCAATCTTAGCTACATCATTAGGGTGAATAACTAGCGCATCAGCCCAAGGATAGAAGCTAACTTCAAGTCCCAATAGAGCCTTACGGATAGTGTCAATACGGTTATCAGTAGCAAGCTGAGTGGTGGTTCCTACTCCACTGAAATTCATGATACCACGAATGTCGGGAGATACGCCATTGCCATACAAGTAAGCATCTTCTGATTTAACACGAAGCATTTCAACTAGCTTATTCTGCAAGAAAGCGGTAAGGCTATTTACATCTTTTACCAATTGAAGAGGTGCGGTTAGAGTATGAGCAATGGTTTCTACCATAGCACGTTCTACAGTGAATGCGAAAGCGGATTCGGGTTTCAAGGCAGCTTCTGCAACATAAGCAGCGTTATTGGTAGGGGTAGAAGCACGAACGTAATTGATGAACTCCGAAGTAGTAGGAACTACATTTAGAAGGTCCCGAATCGCGGGTGGGCGTAGGCGGAAAGGTACTATACCGGGACGCTGAGTAGCAGAAAGAACCTGACGCATATCTTGAGAAATTGTGGTGTTACCGGCATTATAATTAATGGTTTTCTTCTCAAGATCGTAAGGATTTTGACCAATCTCAATACGACAAGTGGCGTTCTTGTTCTTAGTCAAACCTGCATTGGCAGCAACGGTAGCGATCTTTTCGCAAGCTTCGTGTAGGCCATAAAAAGACGACTTTTGTTCAGACTGAGCGGTAAAACGTCCAGCCTCTTTACGCAACTCGGAGATTTCGGCCTTAAGTTCCTCTAGTTGCGAGTCATTTTGAGTTTTTACGGCGGCTACAATCTTGTCTTGTAGTGCTGCCATTTTCTGTTCAATATCCACGGATTAAATATCCCTTTCGATTTATAAGGTAAATTCTTTAGTTAACATATTAGAGATTAATTCCTCTAAACTCAGTTCAGTGGCTTTAACTTCATTCTCAACAGTAATTACTTCTTCAACAATTAATTCCTTTTCTTCTTGTTTAGATGCGAAAATAAAATCAATATATTGCTTTAGTTCTACTAGCAATTCTTCTTTTAGAGAAAGTTTTTCATCTTTAATTTCTTCGACTACTTCTTCTTTAGGGTCATTACAGCCAGGGCACATTTTTTGAAGTAGCTTTCCGCAAGCCTTACATTCCTTTTGAAGTAAATTACCACACTCTCCACAAGAGGTAGAATCACTTTCCATTTCGGGAGTCTCTCCCTCGGATTCATCTTCTACCTCTGTGATAGTGATACAAAGGTCTTTTGGTTCTAAAAGCATTTTAATTTCTTTTAGCAATTCAATAACTTGTTCGTCCACTTTGGTTGACTCCTCATCGTTTTTTACGTTAGTAAACTCTGCTTGTTCATTCATAGGAAAAGTAACTATAGAAATTTCATAAAGTTTTAGCCTTATAATTTCTCTAATTTCCAGATCCCCTTCGTCTACTATAACGCAATCACAAGGGGCTGTTTTGTATCCAATAGAGAAACTATCAATTTCTCCCATTTTTGCAAGCTTATAGGCTATAGAGGCTTTCTTGAAATCGGGATCGTTAATTAGTCTTATACTTACGTATAAACCAGTATCATCTTCTCTAATCTCTAGAAGGCTTCCTATAATAGCGTCGGTCTTATGTTGCCATAAAATCTTTATCTTAGATTTACCGTTTAAAGCTTTTTGGTTGGTAAATCTTTCAGCAATAGTGTCGGTGAATGCACCCTTACGAATACGATCTCCACCGTTATCTAAAGTATAAGTAGAAGCATATCCTTCAATAATCCAGTCTCCCGACTCGATTTCTTGACTGACTGCTTTTACGTCAAAATTTAAAGATTTATATTCCATATTCATGCACAACGTCATTAAACGAAAGCTAAAAAACACCTACAATTTATGATCTGGGTTGCATTTCCCTTTGGATCTCCAGGATATAATAGACCGTTTGAGAATTTAGCATCTATAGATACTTTCTCGCCATTCATACCTTTATGCCTGGATCCAGAGTCTTGGTTGCTTATCCAAATCTTATTCTTTAATCCAGAATAAAGGGCGCGGGAGAGACTGCCGAAGTTTGCTGCCGTTGTTGCTTCTGTTCTAGATATAACAAGGGGAAGATTATATTTATTTTCATAAATTAAATCGGATCTCTGCTTGACTACCTCGTATAGTTCGTCTGGGATCTTTAAATTTCTACTGAATAGGCTGAAGCAATCTATATAAATTGGCAATAAAAAAGACTCTAAGCGAACCCGCTTAGAGCCTGTTACATGGGACTTGATCGCGCTGTAGAACGCTCTATCGAAATATCTTCTTTTCTTTTCTAAATTATTATAAAGGACTTGACTGAGCATCATCTTTTGGCTTCGTCTTATTATTTACCTCTGGAGCCGTATCTGGTCCCGATACATTATCGTAATACCCTAGAGGAACTAGATTATGACTCATGTAGCCAATATCACCACCATCAATTGCAGCGAGCTGTAAATCAAGCTTCTTGATAGCTGTGTTAAGCGGTACACCAATATTTACCATCTTGGTAGCGCAATCCCAAGCTTTATAGTATATCTGCTTCAAGGGCTGAACAGCTAAAGGATCAAAACCAATGTAGAATCTCTTTACATCTCTACCAAAATCAGGAAGTAATCTTTTGGTAAATACTCCACAAATATTCTGAAGAATAGGCATAATGGTATCTAGCCAAAAGCTCTCAAGCATCGCATCAACATTATTATAGGAGGCATTATCCATGTCTCCCGCCATAGGCGGTGGAACTCTGAAAATACTGATAATAGACTTTTCGCTGGCTTTACGCGAGTTTACGAAATCAAGTTCTGCGGGAGCCATGTCTAGAAACTGCATTTCTGCTTCGTGCCCTAAAATCATATAGCCACGGCCGTTTCTGAATCCGGCTACTTGTTGTTCTATTAGAGAACGAACTCTACGGAATTGAGTCTCTGTAAGGTCGTGCTTAAACTTGATAAGAGCATCCTTTTTGCACCCATTTTCCATAGTTGCAAGCCACCAGTTAAGAATTTTAGAATCAACATCAACCGCTTTAAACCCGGCTTGAATAGGAGAAATTCCCCAAAACTGATTTAATGGATTAGCAAGCCTGAAGTGAATAATCTGGTCCGCATTCCACTTATTTCCCTCAAGATTTGTCTTTACTCTACCTTCGTAACTGACTATTTCAAGTCCATCATCTTTATATTCAATAAAGTCTGGATTTAATAGTGTTAACTCTATTACAGGCTGACCTGGTTTATATTTACCTGGAGCCTTTCCGGTATTCTTGTAGATCAAAGCGTTGCCACAGAGCATTAGGTCTATAACTATTAAAGTTATAAGCTCTTGCTGTGTTTGTGTTTTATTAGGACAATCTAATAAATCTAGAATAGGATCAGCGAATACTGTAGAGTATTGTCCGTCCTTACCTTTCTCGTGTAAAGTAAAACAGGCCATTGCTGTAGATTGTGCAATGGCCTGTACACAGGCGTAGACTGTGGGATTTATTAAGTAAGCTTCTTTAACGGCGCATCGTAAGGGAAGCTCTTTCCTACCAAAACTCTGAGTAGTGCTAAAAGAAGGCATGGAAACTATTGAAGATCTATCCATAGAGTTTAACTGATCTATAAATTCTTCTAAATACTTTTTAGAATGTTCTTCAACCCTAGAGAATAATTCTTCATCCGCTAATCTTTTTTCTTTAGCTGCTCTTGACTCATATGAAAAGAATTTTGGAAGATTAATATTAAATTTCATACGCCATAGAATTACGCTTTAAATAAAAAAACCCTCTTTACGAGGGTAATACGGATTTAATCCAATTATCTAGCTGTATTCTTGTAAATGATCCTTCTAATGCAGAAAGTTTATTCGCATTATAGTCCCAGAGATGAAGTGTAGGGACAACCCTTAGTCCCATCTCTTTTGGATCCGGGAGATCTGCACAGTCTACGTACTTTAGTTCAAAGTTTTCATTTTGCTCTACAAAAGATTCTAAAACAGGTTGAACAACTTTACATGGTCCACATGTTTTTGTATAATATTTAACAATTATGTATCTAGCGTCCACTTGAACCAAAACCTTCTCGTCCTTCACTCATTTCATCCACCTTAAGAAACTGAACTGGTAGAAATGAGCTAAAAACCAGTTGAGCTATTTTATCTCCACGTTTAATCGTATAAGGCGTATCTCCCATATAGAAAAGAACTACTCCTATTTCTCTGTGATAGTCAAAATCTACGGTTCCATCATGGGTAATAAATTTACTCTTTAGAGCCATGCTAGACCTACCTTTGACTTCAACTCGTAGTCCAAAGTCTTTGAATATCTCGTAATAGGCTTGGTTTGGTAGAACACTACCTAGCATTTTGTATCCGAATTGAGGAGATTCATTATCTTTTATAATTTCTAAATGACACCCAGTTTTAACTGCTTTTACATCGAACCTCTCAAAAGTTACATCTTCATTAGCTAATATATCCCAACCAGCATCATTTGGATTAGCCTTCTTTAGGACATAAGGGGCTTTATAGTTAACCTTCATTCATTAATCCTTTTCTAGTAATGTATTCCACCGATATTTAGATTCTTCATAACTCTCTGTCTAGCATACCATGCCATCAATAAACTTGCAACACCATCGGGAAGATGCTTTGTACCGAAGGCTTCATCGTAAGTTAAAAACCGAACCTGTTTCTCTAGCCACTTTATCTTAGGCATTTTAAGTCTATGCTGTTCTATAGCTACAACCAACTTAGTCATATTCTCTTGTTTGAACTTCTTAGTCCAGACTACTGGTTCACTGTATTCCGTAAGTTCTTCTGCTACGAATTGAGAGGAGCCTGTTCCGTCATGCGCGGCTACTCCTGGGTAGTCTATAAGCTTTTGGTCATAAGCTCTTGCTGAAACTTTTAATCCACAACGACCCTTACGTAGCCAGGATACAAATCTGTCTGGTTTGTCTTCGTTTTGGCTTGCTATAAATGTGGAGATAATAGTCCAGTCAACTTTATCTCCGAAGTCTGTTCCATGATAATATCCTTCTTCGCCGTCCTCCCAATGCGTCATAGGGCTGGGGATTATTTCATCTGGATCTCCCTCATAGGTGCCTAAATCAGCATCGAACATAAAATCTATATCTTGTGCCTTAAAGAGTCCTTCATCGAAAGCAGGTTCACCATTTTCATACTGGCGAATCCAAATATGTTTGGGCATTTGCGTTTTCCAAGTAGCTACTTGGTCATCTGTAATATGTCCACCATTTGATTCTAGTACGTCTTTATAACAGAAAGAATAGATAGGAACTACTGTATGTCCCGCTTCTCTATTAGAGGCTTCTGCCCTTACGATAAGATCGCTTAATGTTCCTTTAGCTCTATAGTGGGTAGATGCGATTAAGGTTTGGCCCTTTACTTCTTTTATAGTGGGATGAGGGAATACGCAAGGTAAGGCAAAGTCTATAAGTTCTAAGTCTAAAACGTCTGCTTCATCTATTCTAAGCCTAGTGGGTCGTTGGCCAAGAATAGACGTTTGTGAGGCAGCTAGACATTTTATCTGTCCTCCTGTAACTATACGAGAACGTTCCATGAGTTCTTCTTTTGTGTTCTGTAGAGCCTTCGGAGCGTTTGGGTGAGCCCAAAATTTACCTGCGAATCTTGTTGTCTTTTGGGATACAAATCCGAATACAAGTTTTGCTTGTAATTCAGAAGCGGCCAGAATAATGACTTCGGCATTTAGACTTATTTGCTCTGTTAGAGCTAGAAGGGCAAGGAGTACTGATTTACCAGAACCGCGAGAAGCCTTAAGAATTATCATGTCATAACGCCCAAAATAAGCGTCAGAGAAAATCTTGAAAGGGGGAGTGCAGGGGACTGATTTCTTTGCACAGTCTGGGTGACATGTCTCTGGAATCTTCATTCCAAAGAATTTCCATATATAGGCTTTTAATTCTTCATCATTTGTAGGTCGGACAAGAGCGGAGAAAACACATTGTTCTTCTCTTGATAGTTTATTCCACTCATCTAATGTAAAATTCTTTTTAGTATAATCACGCATTTAAAGCCTATTATACTAATATAGGGTAAATCCTACTTATACCAAACTACTTCTGAATATGAAGTGTTAAATAGAGACTCGCAACTAGGAGGGTGGGATCTTGATACTTCTTTTAAGAGCTTAAAAGGTAGCCAGTTAGAAGGTTCCATTTCGCATACCATTACTTGACCATTCCTAGTTTTACTCCATTCAGCAAGATTCTTATAATCAATATCTTTCCCTATGGGGTAATGCTTTCCCTTACTAGTGTTATAAGGAGGATCTATGTGCCAAGTAGATTCTGTATTGTCCAAGTTTATATAATCATCGCATTTTGTTTTCCAGTGCCGGATATATTTAAGCTGATTACATACTCTTGCTTTTACTACATCTGACCAATAACCGGATCTTTCTGTAGGATCTAAAGCTCTTGGGGTCTTCTTGTAGCTTACGTGATCCCTCATTCTGGCTATCCAAAACCCTATAAATAGTTTAGCTTCTGGTATAACTCCTGTAAGCTCATCCACATGATAGAATTCAATAGGAAGTTTATTGAATTCTTCCTCAGATACGTTTATTAGATAATCCCATACTTGACATACTATGGGATTCTTATCCACAAGTAGTATATCATGGTTTGGATACAAAGTGGAATAGGCTGCAGATCCAGCAAAAGGTTCTATAATTATATTGTGCTTTGGCTTTTCATACAAGGGAGCAAGTCTCCACTTAGATCCGTAGTAAGAAAAAAAAGGTTGTAATCTTTTCATTTATGCTCCTTTAGGTGGCATTTATAACAGATAGTCATGAAGTTTTCTAATCCACAACAACCACCGCCGTCTTTAACAGCTATTATATGATGGGCGTCCCAAAATGACTTTTTAGATGCTAATCTATTAAAGGTTAAACTATCTCCCATAGTTTTATGGACTAATTCTAGCCATTCTATCGTTAGTGGTGAGTTAAATATCTTATCTCGTATAATATCTGTATCAACCTTACACCTGAAACATATACCTTGATCCCTATCATATACGTGATAACGTATCATATGTGTCTGGCCACGTATGATATTAAAGTTATCTACACAAATATCACTACACCATTTCTTTCGTCTTCCACTTAATTGTTTAGAACAGAAGTAACATTGACCAGGAACAAGAGTGACTAGTTTATTTACTGCATCTAATTGTTTACTAGATAAGGCTCTTGGTGGTTTATTTTTAGTTTTCCAAAAAGCTAAGGCTTCTTTAAAGTTCACGTTGGAATTCTGACCGTTCCATTACTCCTTGAGTAAAAGCTAAAAAATCTAAACCCAATCGTTTAGAGATAATCATCTGGGCCTGTTGAATTGCTGCTTGAGCAAACTCGTGATCCCTGCGGTCGTCTTCCGGCCACCAGTCTGGAAGTATAAAGTTTCTAGCTGCTCCTTCTGTTATACCATTAGCTTCCAATAGCGCGTATACTTCATTCATAGTTCTTCCACTTTGTAGACAGAATTCGCTGTGGCGAAATACATTATTTCTTGGCCTAGATTCTGGGTAGAAAGCACAGGAGATGTAGTTAAGGTTCCTAGAGCGTGAAATCCATTTCTAATATATCTATCCATAGAAAAAGATTTCCCTATCTGGAAATTCAGTTAGATATCCTACTACATAATAATCTACAGGTAGTGATTCGTTTTGATTTTCTTCACCAATTTTATAAGAAGAGAAATCTCCAGCCTTATGAGGGGCATCTGAAATCTCTCCAAGTTTAGTTACTCTTACCAAGATATTCATATGAGTTTATGGTGCTCCAATGCGCTTATAGCAGCTTCAAAAGAAGCTTCCATCTTCACAATTTCTTCTTCAGAGAATTTACCTAGAACGAATTCTATAATATCCTCCCCAACTAAAGGTCCTATTCCAATACGAAGTCTTATGAAATCGTCTGTTCCAAGATGCTTCTCAATATTTCTAAGACCGTTATGACCTCCGTGAGATCCTTTCATTCTTAATCTGTATTCTCCACACGGAATAGTGAAATCGTCAGAGATTACAAGAACATTCTTTTGAGTTACCAAGCATTCCGGTAAATAGGGAATAATTTCTCCAGTGTGATTCATGTTTAAATTACCAGCAACAAGGACGCATCCTGGATGATACACCTTATATTTGAATTTTCTAGAAGACGGATTAAACCATGTATTATAGTTACGATCTTTTGTAAGATAATTTAAAAACATATACCCAGCATTGTGCCTGGTATTTTCAAATTCTGGTTCGGGATTCCTTAATCCAATGTAATAATAACTCATGCAAGCAACTCCGTTTTTGTTACAAATAGTAACTTAACTGTAAGGTCTATTTGCTCATAGCCGTATTTCCACGTATGGAATTTATCTCTAGCCTTATCAAAATCATCTAAATCAAAAAACTCTACTTGAGAGCAAGTGTCCGGTATCTCTCTTCTGATTTCATAAAAGGCGTCAGACTTCATTATTTAATCTTGCGAGTATGGTGGTTAGTAATAATTTCATAGGTTTCATTATACACTAACCACCATACTCTTGTCAAGTTAGAGTTCGCAAGAGCCTCCACTACATGCGAGTGTCTGACATCCCTCTACATTATCTTCGTATTCTAGAAGAGAATCCCAATCAATAGACGTTGGCATTTTTGACGCCATTTCTTCATACCGATCTTTGGTGATTTCTTGATAGGGGGCTTGTTTATAGGTCCCAAGATCATAGGGAAGAAAACTAACTCCAGTCATTTCGTCCCAGTTCTTGTATACCCAAGCTGCGACATCAAGCCACTCATGTTCTTTTACTGAGATAGTGATGCTGGGTTTATGTTCACAGTAGTGCCGTTGATAAATAAGCCATAGATTAAGGTGCTCAATGGCTGTCAAGTCTTCTCGAAGCAAGGCCCCTTCAGGAGCTTTTTTAGGAAAGGAGAAAATAGTGGTATCTGAAGATTTCCAGACACAAGGTTCGTTGGGAACGCCGGCTGCTTTTAAGTGATCTGTAATTGGATCCTTAGAATCAGAGCGAATGGTTCGGATGTAGTATTTTGAATGCTGTCCATGAATGCCACTACTAACATTACATAACTGCGATGTTGTACCCTCAGGTTTAATACATGTAGTAGCTGTTGCTTGATTTATACCAAGCAGTTCAGCAAATTCTTTATTTGTTTCTACAACTTTCTCTTTTAAAGCTTCTAGTCGTCTGGGCAAATCTGAGTCTGTCTGGTCATAAGTTAATTTGTTATCTAAAATACCACAAAGGGATACTCCAATGAGAGCTTCTTTTTCTGTAATTTGTTTCCAGGACTTGCGCAAATAAGGAAAATTAGTCAGAGAAGCTTGAAAGGTGCCTAGAATGGAGGCCAATCTTACTTTCCTAAGTAAATTTTCTTCAGTATCTTCAGGTTGAATTATTACAGTAGAAAGATTGCAAAACTGATTCTTATTGAGAATAATCTCAGAACAGGGGTTGGTGAGCATATGTTCATTATACTCTCTCCTACCATTCTTTTCAACCTGCTTCTTAATAGCTACGTGATTATAAATTCCACGCTCGCCAGCTTTGGAGTTATATAGGGAAAGCCATTCTTCCACAAATTGGCCAATTTCAGGTTTCTCTCTATATACAGCGGAGTTGTTAGACAAAGCTCGCTGAGGATTAGTATTCCACCAATCACCAATTTTAGCATTACGCATACGAGTGTCATTAAGATCGGACCCAGATAAAAGGGCAGAGTTGTGTGTTAGAAGCCCATTTACACAAAAACTTTCACTAGCTTCGACCTGCAAATCATAACAGTCTATAGCTTCATTAAGTTTTTCTATACCAAAAAGAGTTATGGGAGTATACATCTTTTTCTCACAGAACTTACTTAGTTTGTTCCAGCTTGTTGTGGCCCCTAAAACAAAATCTACACCTACTAGAGATTTTGTCAAGGAAACAGGTAAGGAAAACCAGTCTCTCTTAGAAGCGCAGTTATTAAAGTCATTAATAATCTTTTCCGAATATGGAGCAAGCTTTTCTGCTAAATAATTTTTGTTATCAGGACCACAGATTTGTAAGTTATGCATATCTTGCCAACCATATCTGCTTCTATCACTTATGTTGAAAGCACCAGGGATTCCTAAGTCTGAAAGCATTGCTTTCAATTCCTCAGCATATGATTTATAAACAGTACTAACAAGTCTAAAAGATTTTCTACCTGCTCGTTTAGACTTCGCTGAGCCGTCACTATCAAATATTCCAGCTAAGTATGCAAATCTACACTGTTCGCTGGAACTAGTTACGCATTTAGGTACACTTATAGCAGCTTTAGGAACCTTAAATTGAGCCAAGTAAGTAGCTAATTGTTTACTTTCGGTTCTTACTTTCCAACACCTGTCATTAACTTCATCGGTTGAGATGCTAGAGTTTACGCCTAAACGACTAAAAAAAGAAACTACCTTATCTCTGGTATTAGGCATATCATAAGGAACAGCTACTGAAACACTCCCTTTAGTTGCTGACAGAGAAACATAACCATCTCCATGTATCAAACCTAAAAACCAGGACCACTCTATGTTGCTTAATGCTTTTACGCTTATGTCTCTACATGTAGTAGAGTGTCTAGATGTCTTCTCATATTTAAACTCAGGAAAAGATACTTCTTCACGACTTTTATCGGAAGTATTTATAAAAACCAAACGATCTTCATAGGGAATAATGTCTCTAAGTTCCTTATACGAAAGCTCCCCTGTAGCAGGATTATCTAATACAGCCCACCTATGGTCTAACGTAGAATAAAAAGAGCCTATGTTAGTCTTTAACTTATAAACATCCATCTTTCCTACAGCTTCTTTAGCTAAGACCTTATTGTAAGCACCATCCTCCGATTTTACTAGGTCCCCTATGCTTAGGTCTTCTATGTTGACGAATCCCTTATTTGTATTAACCTTACTGCCTATAGGTAAGCAACGTCTAACTGACCCAACAATAACAATCTCTGCAATCTTGCAGCATATGTCATGGCACTCAATAGTATAAAGACGCCTACCAACAGCACCTTTAAATAATTTAACTACAAAGGTAAATAAATCAACAAGAGGAGCTGAGCCGCTAGCTCTTCCACCAAAAGTCTTAAGGCGTTCTCCTTTTGGTCTTACCTTAGAAACATCCCACTTAGGAATCTCACCAGAATAAAGGAGTGCTATTAGTTGCCTCAGAGACTTACTCCATGATTCCTTCGAATCTGATACAGCAATAGTGGTACCACTTTCAAACAGAGTATCGGGAACTTCGGGAAGTTTATTAGTATGAACTGCCTCTACGCTAAATCCAATACCTGTGCCGTTCATTAAAATCAACATAAGCTCGTCAAAAGAAGCAACACTATCAATAGGTACGAACGCACAATTGAAGCATCCTATATGAGAGCGTCGTGCTGCTTCTCCAGCCGTCATCATAAGACGCATACTAGGCATTACTTCTAGATTTAGAACAGCACTTTCAAGATCCTGACGAAGTTCTTCTGTGATAGTATAATTACATTTCTCTGCCAAATGCTCGGTCATAAAATCAAAATATCTTTTAACTGTCTCGGGCCAGTGTTCTCTTCGCTTCTTGTCATCAAGATAACGGGCATACTTACTCTTAGCAATATACTGTTGATATAGGGACATATCGGGCATAAATTATTCTTCTTTCTAAATAGGTCTTTATAAAGTTCTATAAAATAGAAAAAGACCCTTGGTAGGGTCTTAATCTATACTTTAAACTAGATTTTCTGGCTTAAAGTTGTTAAGAATTTCTGCTACAAAATCCCTATCACCCTCTAACCAGTTAGAAATCACGTTAAATAGATTATCACTAAACCCAGCTAAGAATAGCGTATCCTTAGATTCCGGCATTTGCTGAGTGCTTGAAGGAGTAAGGTCCATAAGAACTAGTTTGGCTTCCTTATGCTTTGCCTTGATACGATCCCAAGACTGCTTCATTGCTGTTCTGTAGGTTGAGGTGTAGTCAGACCAAGATTCATTATCTGAAATCATTACTAATAGATCACAGGGGATTCCATTATCTACAATATACTTAACAGCAGAGCTACAGGCAGTTCCTCCTCCGTTAAATTTAATCTTTGTTAGATTAGTCATAACGGAGTCGTGTGGGTTAATGGATGCAGTGTATTCACGGGCTTGGGTATCAAAAGTGATAACACGGGTATTAGGATTCTTTTTGTAAATAGCTACAGCCATAAGTCCTGCTACTTGAGCACAAGTTAAACCGCCATTTACATTTTGTCCGTTTACCGGGCTACCCATTGAACCGCTTACGTCAATAGCAACAACAGTATTATCTGGAAGAACAGGAACATTTTCTACACTATGATCTAATGCAGTTTGTAACGCATTCTTCATACGGATATTAGTTACGTTCAAGCAAGAAGTATATACTTGGTAAGGAAATACATTTGCTTTACGAACCGCATCATGATCTGAGATTAGTGCAGCGAGTTTAGTAACTACCTTAGTATCTTTAAGAACATTATGCTTTTCAAGACTATTGATATTCTGACGAAGTTGGTTCCAGGTCATGTTCAGACCCAATTGCATCCAATGTTCATCTTTTAATTCCAGAGCAGTAAGACGCTGGAAGTTTACCTTTGGTAAAGGTAAACTAATATCATCTTTAAATGCGTAGTAATCCTTGATTACTTGTGGTAATCCTTCAGTTTGTTCGTCCATTACAATTAGCTTGTAAACGGCTTCACGTTCTGCATCTCCTTTAGGAGATGGTCGGGATAGACGCATTACGTCACGCATAGAGGGACTGTTGCCTATTGATTGATTCCAAACCGAAACGGGAGTTTTGCTGTTGAGCCAATTGTTAACCAGCTTACGAGTGCAACTTCCTAGATTTTTAGAACCAAATTCTCCGCTACGAATCATCTGCACTAATCCACGTAGGATACGAGCATCTGTTACAACGGAATTGAAAATCTGTTTAAATAATACTTGGTCACGAGAGCGCAAAGTCAATAGTAACGCAGTAGGTGTATCCTTCATCAGGCCCTTATTACGCGCATAAACAGCGCAAGCTGCAACGAAAGTGGTAGAGCATTTTTCTGCTAACAACTTTAACTGATCTAACTGATCTTTTCCTTCTGTGTAGTAGGTTTTACCGAAGAAGGATGTACACACAACGCGAGCTAGTTCGTTTTCTGTGCTATTTTTATAAGCGACTCCACCAGCTTCATTTTTTACTGATACTTTTACGCTTTGGAATAATGTGTTCTTTTGCATTTTAAAATTCTCCTATTTAAATAAATAAACCCCGCAAGCGAGGCTTATGAGGTTACAGCAAAATATGCTAATCATAAGACGTTTAATTAAAAACGAATTGGTTCTTCAGCCCTCAGAACAGGGCCACTACAATCCGTAGTGGAGGAATGTTTTAACGCTACAAACGCTAGACATATAATAGGGTTAAAAGACCCTAATTGATGATACTGTAATGTAGATTAACAAGTAACTGTAAAAATTATATTAAGACAAGAAGTATGGACACGGTTTCGTGTTACCAATTACACTATACGCCTATTGCTAGACGCATTCAGATTCGAACTGAAATTTCCATTTAAAAAGAATGTAATGCCCACTGGGCAATCTTAATAAGTTTTTAGTTTGGCAAGTTGTCTAAAGATATAATACTGGCGCTCTACTTCTGAGCTACAAGGAAGGTCGTTAACCCTTCGGCATCCAGTTCCAATGTAATCCTTAATTCATCCAAACAAATGGCGAGCTTGTCCCGATTTTAACGAGAATTTCCTCCGATTAGGGAAGCGTTCTTTGCATTATTACTACAAGCCCATTTACTGGCACCCTCGCTCCGACTTTAACGAAGATCTCTGCAGGTGAGTGCAGCGTATTATCTTTTATTACGACGAAGGTATTTACTGGCGGCCAGGGTCCGAGTTTCACGAACACCAATCGCGATCAGGCGATTGCTCTATTATTTAAGCTACCCGGCCATAAGGTGAGTTCAACTAGTTAATTTTTATCGAATCTTGGTTTGTAAGATAATGTAAATCCGAAAGCACACTAGTTTATGGTGGACAACCGGGGTTACAATCCCCGTATTCAACTTTGCAAGAGTTGTATGTTCTCGATTACATCAGTCGCCCATAAATTTATATTACTATCTTTAGTGTGGAACCTCCGGTATTCCTGCAATACCTTATTGTTCCACACGAATAAAGAGTCCTTTAAATAGAGTCAAAAGGTCGAAAGATGTAATATCCAAAATGTAATCCTTCTAGCATACTCTATATGGTGCCCATCTCAGGAGTCGAACCTGAATTCTAAGGTTTTCAATCTTATATCTTTCCATTAGATCAAATAGGCGTATGTTGCGGGTATCGGACTTGCACCGATGATGTTTGTATATCAGGTTATGAGCCTGGTGAACTCGCTGCTGTTCTAACCCGCAGTATCTACTTGGCTACTCTACCACAGGCTCCTGCCTGTGTCAAGAGTTTTTCAAAATTATTTTTGCGAGTCTCTCTGACCGACCTCCAGGTGAGTGTTTATTAACGAAGCACTTTGTAAAATCCTTCTTAGTTAACTTTCTTTTTAATCTAGTTTCTAAACATCCAATGCACAACATTCCTTTGATAGATCCTACCACAGATAGCCACGTTTCTGTATGAATAAAGTAATGCTCACCAATCTTTCCGGTATCAACACCACAGTCTAAACATTTCCATTTAGATCTACTCATCCAAAAGCGCCTTTACTAATTTTATTCGTTGTTCAAGGGTTAAAGCAATCCAAGGTCTGTATCCAGATGGATAGTTGAAGAGTTCGTCGTTTAAATCAATAAATATGGAGAAGTCGTTTCTAACTTTAAGTGTAGAAACTCCGTCTGTTAATTCAATGAGGTTAGTCTCCATCAAAACACCTATATGTTGTTTGGTAGAGACTAATCTTTCGAGCAAGAAGATTAGGATGACTGCCACGTTTATCTGGCCTACAAACATCTTCTAAATCCCAGCGTCTTTTCTCGCAAGGAACAAATGATTTAAACTCTCTAGCTTTTTCTTTAGCATGCTGTTCTGAAGTTGCGTCTACTTCAATCCAACCTGATTCAGTATAGCTTATTAAATTTACAAAGAATTTCATCCTAGCCTCGTCTTCATCATTTCGTAGTAGACTGGACTTATGTCGGATAGAATATAATTTAAACCAAGGTTCTTTGCAGCTACGCCTGTTGAACCTGCACCAGCGAAAGGATCAAAAACTATTCCATCTTTTAAGCCTTGAAGCTTAAGACAGTTCTCAACAAGCTTTACGGGGAAAGGACAAGGATGCTCGGTCTTATTCTTAGTCTCCATCGGACAAACCCAGAGGTTGCCTCTACATCTTAGGCCACTGCTATTCTCCCAACGCGCAGCATTAGATTGATCTTTATAGGGAACTCCTAACGCTAGTTTATCTAGAGCTATTTTTTTCTTCACCAACATGAATACAGTTCCCCAACAGCTATGCAGTCTATCTGGAGAGTTTAAGGGCCTGTAGTGCCCGAACGAAGCTTCGCTTCCGTCTAGTTGAGGAAAGGTTCCCGAGCGAACCCAGCATATCTGATTTCGTAAGGTCCAACCCTTCATTCTAGTTATCGCTTCGTAAGGCAGTGCTGGATCTAAGATATTGGGATCAAACTGAATCCATATAGCGCAATCATCTGATCCAACACAGTCTACTGTGTCACCTAGTTCTTCAAACATAGATAAATACTCTCCGCGAGGAGATGTATCTGCATAACCTTCATATTTAAAAGAAGTATTAAAAGGGGGACTGGTTATAACTGAATTAACTTTTCCAGAAAGACTACTCCATGGAATTTTCTGCCAGGGTCCTTTGTGGATATAATTATTCATCTTTAAAAGGTAAAAAGTGTTTATTTAGCATTGGATACTCCAAAAGAGGAAAGTCTTTGATATATTTTAAGGGAACTTGGTCTGATTTATTTGTAGATTCCACTAGAGTTTTTAAGGTGTAAAAAGCCATTAACCATTCTTCACTTAAAAACACGGTTTAACTTGCCCAAATAGTTAAGTGTTCGACTGTGCCATCGTCATTATACTTCTTATACTTAATTCTATTAAGATTAAATTCTATCTTTTCTCTTAAAGCATCTAAAACTTCTTTAACTGTATGTCCAGAACGAACGGCACCGTTGAAAGCCAGAATAAGGACATCGCACCATTCTTTCAACTGTTGAATGCTGCCAGTTTCTTCGGCTTCAATTTCTTTAAGCTCATCTAGGATATGATTTATAACTCCATGTTGTCTATGACCTTCTCCAAAGGATCTAACACTCCAATCGTATGAGGATTGAAGGGCTTCTTCTATTGATTTGTCGTTCATAATTTCTCCAGCTTTTTATTTTTACAAATTCTGTATATTTCAGTTGGGTCGTCTTCAGTGGTTATTGTTACCACTACCTGTTCTGGGCAGTACCAAGAGAAGCTATCTAGTAAAGCAAGCAGTTCTTCTTTTTCCAAGTAATTAAAGCCTCCACAGAAGAGGCTGATTTGAGGGTTCTTTGAGCCTGCTGAGTAATTAGAAAGGTCCTTAAACGATATTCCTACACCATTGCGAAATACTTCTAGACTTTTCAGCAAAGCTTCTTGTTCGTCTCCTTCTTCTGCTGAGGAGATTTGAATAACTATTCCAGAAACGTAGCTCATTGCAGGTATTCTCTTTTCTTTCACAAATATTATAATTACTAATTAGTAGGAGATTTAATATGGATATCAAGCAAGTTATTTCTGATAGTGCCAAGAGTGCTAAGTTCGAGGGAGTGCAGTTTAGGGTAGAAGCTACTAAAGATTCAAGAACTTCTGTAGAGGTAATTCTACGCGCTTCTGTTGACCTTCCGGGTGAGGCCGATACCCTTGTTGCTACTTTGTTTGGGTCAATCGGATTGGGAAACTCATCGAAGCCCGTAGAATCCTTGCCCTCTTAACTGGAAACTCGTTCTCAGGTATACCTGACAGAATGGATTCTAACACTTCTCTCAGGATTGTGCAAGAGTCTATGGAACAACTGCAGCACCGAGAAGCGGTTCCTCTTCCTCCTCTTCCTCCTGAGCTTGTCAGGGGTAATCCTGAGTCTATACTCTCATCTGTGGCCGTTCAGCCTACTGTAGTGCTTGGACCGACTGAAAAAGAACTGCTAAAACCAGTCTTTGAGAAACTAGGGACTTCGTTAAGGGAACAGGCAGGGCTGCCTGCAACATTCTCTGCAGATGAAGCCGTAAATCATGACGGACTACATGCAGCACTAGCGGAATGGGCTAGACAACAAAAGGGACCTCACTAGAGGTCCTTTTCTGTATCATCTAACCAGCATTTAATGTTAAAAGGCACTAGTCCATTAGCCTTGTCTTCATACCACTCGTCTAGCTGTTCACATTCAGTTCCGAACCAAGTATATGTTAAATTTTTAGTATCCTCTAGTATGACTCCCCACGGACATATATCCGCACAATCATAAGCCGTCTCTAACGCCTCTTTTGCGTCAGATATTATATGTAAAACATCTCCAATGACGTGTCCTTCTGAATATTCCCTTATGTAAAAGACTTCCACAAACTACCCAATCCTTATCGCGCATTTAGACTTTATTAGCTACTATGTAGAAATCTCTCTCGCACAGAGATCCTTCAGACCCTGCTATAAAGCTGTCTCTACATCGTTCTGCAAGAACTAAAGTATCGAATCTACCTTTATGTTCGTAATCTTTATCGCATATTTTAAATAAATCGTAACAATCTTTTCTCATTAGATTCCTTTCAGGAACTCTTTTATTGTTGCTATTGGTACGCCTACACCGTAAACGTATATGGTTCCCCTGGACATCATTACCGCTTGAGTTAAACCAACTAACTCTCCTGAATCATTTAGCATAGCGCCACCGGAGTCTCCTGGAGATACAGTGGCATCAGTCAGCAGGTCTGTATCGGTCACGTTGGAAACGATTCCTAATTTAATAGAATTTTTAAATCCGCCAGAACAACCGATCACCCAAATAGGATCTCCCTTTGTGGGGGTTTCTCCAAGAGATACGCCTCTAAGTTTGTGTCCAGTTTGAAATAATGCAAGGTCGATCTTTTTATTAAATCTTTCTAAGCGACCTGTTTTACGAGTATTGTCGTCAAAGGTAATTCTTGGAAACGGGACAACTGTAGTATGCCCATTCTTTTGGTGGCTTACTACGTGGGCTGCAGTTAGAACAAATCCGTTATCTAATACTATACCAGATCCATATGAGTTTTGGCAGTCTACTCTACAAGCTACAGTTGTTTCTGGAACTGAGGCGTATGCAAGTAGGGTTAAGAGTAGAAGTAGGATAAACTTTTTCACAAACTAGACTCCTTAGTTTGTATCCTGTTAAAACAGTTACTCTTATACTATTTTCTTAAGTATTTGAATACCCTTTCACTATTCATTTGCATATACGTGAGGATAGTCGTCTAAAGCGTTGTAATCTTTAAACGGAACTCCAGAACCTTTTGGAGTAATCCTGTTTAATTCCGTCCGAATGGTCTGTAATTTTTCCTTTTTATATTCGTATTGATGCTTATGCGGGTCGCTTGGGTAGCCAACGATCATTCCAGTGTATAAGGATATCATATTATCAATAGATTTAACGGCTTCTTCTGTAGACTTAACTAGCTGAGAGTTGTAATCCATTTCTTTCTCCTAAATTTCAAATACAAAAGCCTTTCTAGTTTGGTCTATCCTGGTCCAACCACAGTTTCTACCTCCAGCCATAGAAGCGTTTACGAATGTAGCAGTAGACGCTGTTTTCCATGGATTAGAGAAAAGTCTAGTTATAGATCCGTATCCTTCATGGATGTGTCCGAATACGCAATATTTTAAACTAAGTAACGAGGGTATAATTGACTCAAGAGCGTAGGACCCACAGTGTTCTCCGTCTTCGTTCTTATCTATAAATACATTTGTTCTTGGAGGTCCGTGAGTAACTACTACGTGAACGTCTTTTGGAATTTTATCAAATATGTCTTTAAGGTCAGATTGGCCAGTGTGGTCTTGGGCATTAAAAGACCATCCACCAAAGTAAGGAGTCCAAGGTGTTAAATAGAATCGAATTCCTTCAATTACAAACTCTTTATCTATTCCTACTAATATTTCATCTTCTTCACACATTAGCTTGGACGTATAAGGATCACGCTCGAAACAAAAGTCGTGATTACCTGGACATAACAACTTATACTTATAAGGTAGATTTCTAAACCAGGATAGGAAGTAAGCTAGTTCCCTAATTTTTCCCATACTCGTGCAGTCACCAGCGTGTATGATCATGTCCCCTTCGGGGAGATCTTTTAACATATTATGATCACCGTGAGTATCTGAAATGCAGACTATCTTCATTTTTCTAGTTTAACTTTCCATTTCTTTACAAGACCTTTAACTATGGACTCTGGATCCTCGTCTTCACTTGAGATAACTCCGTCAACCTCGAAATTATTGAAAACATCATAGTCCTTGTTATAATAAGTTCCCAATAGGTCTTCATTCTCTATAAGAATCATCTTATTTGTTTTTCTAAAACCGCCGAAGTTATTTCGCCTTGTAATTAAAAGATAGTCTCTTAAGAATTTATATTCCCATTCTGTCGCTACATCAGGTATTACACAATGAATTTTTTTACAGTTATTTTCTTCTTTGCCGAATATTTCTGCTATAAGCTTGCTGGACATCCAGTCCATATAGGTTTTTGGCTGAAGTTCTGTTAGATTGGTTCTTAGTAGAACTTTCATTTCTTCTGTCATTTTAATTGAAGTTTTTGGAACTCCGTATATTTTATTCATTGATTCAAATACTTGCTCAGATAGTTCTGAAAAGGAAAATACAGGAGCCTTAAAGTATGAAGCTATTTTATTTTTGAAGTAATTTCCAGGCTCCTTGAGCCCGACCATGCATACGATCACAAGTACGTCCAAACTATTTATTTAAACTATAGCATACACAGCAAGATTAGTCAAGTAATTTACTCTATATCTTTAATAGGGTAATTAATAATGTCACGAGGATCTACATTAGCAAAGAAGTCGTCAACAAGCTCTTTCTTTTCTTCTGGTTTTCTATCGCATATATTTACATTAACCTGCTGCAGTAGTTGCGGAGCATTCACCTTGTTACGCTCTACCTGCTCAGCATGTTTTAATTGTAAGAGAGCTATAGCCCCCTTGGGGCCCATGCTTTTGACCATCTGGATAAGTTCTAGCTTACTAAGAGCCTGAGCCAACACGCACTGTTCTACGAAGTCCTGGAAGGGTTGTATGTTGCGGTCTGCAAGCTTTACCCAGTATTCATAGTGCTTTTGTTTTATACACGCAACGTCTAGAGATGTTTGTAAATCGGCACCAGCCAAGAGTGACTTCAAAAGATTTACTTGTTTTTCTTTTGTAAAACCCATAAGAGGTATTGGATTGACTGCCATTACCTGTTGTATAGTTTTTGTATGTTCAAGGATATCTTTAAATTCTGCCAAATACATGTAGTCAACTAAACGATTAGAGGGGTTTGAGGCAGGTATGCTTTGTATCTCGTGTTCAATATTCTTCAATCCTATATCTAATATACGAGAAAACTTAGGATTATTAAACAGATAACTCATGATTGTTGCAGACCTCAAAAAAGATAAAATATTCTTAACTGGTAAGTTTACATACGCTATCAAGAAATCCTTGAAAGAAGCCGGGTTCGTTTTGTCTTCTACCGGAGACTTATACGCTACCTATGATATTTATATAAAAGCAAAGCACTATCTCATTCCTAATTTATGGGAGAGTAAGGCTCTTATTTCTTTCATAAATGGGCTAGTTAAACCAGAAGCAGGAGTGTATGAGTCTTACTTCCACACGACTCCGTATGTGTTGTATCCATTTCAAAAGGAGTTTGTCTACTGGTTTAATGACCCACTTACATCACGAAGGGCTTCATTGAACGCCTGCAGCGCCGGGCTAGGTAAGACGGCCCAAACTTTGGCTGCCTTATTTGCAACAGGAAAAGA